GCACTACCTGCGTTGCTAGACTCTAGTATGGTATCACGAGATAAAGTTGTGCCTGATGCTGTGTATGTACCTAGACCCACTTCCCAATCATTACCAGATGTGATTGCGTAATAACAAGTATTACCATCACCGATAGCTGCAAATGTTTGGAAACCTGTGACTGCACCTGCAAGCGTGACTGTACCTGTACCTGTAGTCGTGGTAGTTTCTTGAACTCTATCTTTAACGACTAATGCCATTATTTATCCTTACGCTAATGTAACTGATAAGTTGCCAGTTGTTATCTTAAATATATCGCCAGAGTCGATTGTTTTAGATGTGTCTAAAGGTGTGTGGAATAATAAATTACCACTTGTTGAAGCATCATGTAACCCTATGTGCGTTACTGTCCCCCACGATGCGGTTGCAGTAGGAAAGGTTACGTCAGCACTGTTTTGAGTAACACCATTAGATGGTGCATCAAATGTTACTGCTGTTCTTGCGTATGAACCACCTGATACTTCTGTACCTGAATCTGCATCTGTTGGGTCTGTTGTGTATAAAGATACATACACTGTTGCTGGTGATGTATATGTCGTTGCTCTTAAAGTAGCATTAATTAATGCGTTCTCTAAAAAATTACTAAATTCTGCCATAATAGTTCCTTATGAAGTTGTTACGTTTAATGTTGCACTAGAGAATGTTGCTCCCTTATCGTTTTCTCTAATATTTGCTATTGCTCTATCATACATAGACGACCATACTGCGATTCTTTCATCTGACATTAGATATGGTTGTGCTTCTGCTAGAGTTGCATAGAGTAAAGCATCAGGGAAATACGCTAAATACACATTACTTGCTGTTGATGCACTAATAAAGGTAGGTTTAGCATAATAGAGTATTTGTACTGTTTGTGTTCCATCTGGAACTGGTGCAAATTGAAATTCAGCACCTAACATCGTAAAGTGTGTGGGTACACCTGATTCACTTGTTTTACCATTTCTGAAGAATTTATCTGGTGTTTGAAAATCTAGTGTGTAAACAGGATTGCCTTGTATGTGTATTTCTCTTAACTCTAAAAAGTCAGCAGGAAATGCGATATTCTTATCGCCTCCAACTGTGTTAGCAGTAGCTACCTTTAACATCTCTTGCACTCTTAAATCTCTTGATAGACGTTCTTGTGCTAGCTCTACGAAATCAGGGATAACAGATGTTAAGTCTGACCTCGCAAGATAATTCTCTACTGTCGTCACAAATGACGTGTAATTAGTAAATGCCATTTATTGTCCTTATTTGTGTTTTACAAATACAATATAACCATTATCCATAGCAACTTCTCTGACCATTTCAAATCGTTCTTTGATTTTAGGTTGCCACCATGTATATGGTTGTTGTATTAGATGTGCATTTCTGCCATCTGGAAGTGTTTTTACTGCTGCTCCGGTATGAATAGTGAATAATCCATACTTTAATGTAACTCTTTTTAAATCATTTAACACATTATCTAATAACTCAGGTTCTATATGCTCTAAAACGTCTATACAAGTTACAAACTCTGTAGGTTCAGGTGATTCAGAGTAGTCAGGATTGCTAGGCTCATACGCAGTATAGTTTACTTTTGATTTTATACTATCTCGTAATCTTAATTTACCTGCACCATAATCTAACAATTCTTTTATTTTAAATTGTTGTATTACATCATCAACAATAGGTGCAAAATATGTAGAAGCAATGCCATAATTAGGGTTCTCATGCAGTTTTGCCTGCATCTCCCTGTATTCTTCAGATATTAACTGACTCAATCACTTCTCTCCATGATTTATCATCTTGGTATTTTAAAGTCATGTGTCTATACCATGGCATACTTGGTTGAGCATAACGCCATTGATGGTATTTAGGAACTAAACAAATAGTTTGCACGCCTAATGCTGCTGAACAATGTAATGCTGTAGTATTAACACCAATTACCATATCAAGTTCAGATATCAATGCTGCTGTATCGTCATAATCATCAGACATAGTCGCAAATGGAAAATATCTAACACCATCTATATGTTCTTTTTCTTTATAATCTAATGAAACTAATACAACATCATCTCTATCTAATAATGGCTGTAAATCTTCTTGAGTTAATTCACGACCTTTTTCATTTGTTCGTTTACTGCCTCCATGTGTAGTTATACCGATAACTTTACATTTCCATGTGTCAAACAACGCTCTCCACATCATAGCACGCTCTGGGTCAGCATATAAATAAGGTTTTCTAGGGAAGTCTTTATTATCATGTCTAAAGAACTCAGGTAATCCACCTATCGCACACCTGTGGTCTATTTCAAATTTATCTAACCAATCTACATTTTCTAATTGTCTAGTGCCATGCACAAAAGCATCAGGAAAACTTCTTTTAAATAATCCTTTTAATTTAGGGTCGCAATCAATATGAACAGCTTTGCTGATAGCAATAGCATCATTAATACAGTCAGCATAGAATATCTCATCACCTAATCCTTGCTCACCATATATCACAATGTTTTTATATGCTTGACCTTCCCAACGTGATTCATCTTTATAATGCCATTCTTTTCTAAATTTGCTATTTAAAGTAAGACCCCATGCTTTCCAGCCGTCTGTCCATTTACCCTGTGCTAAATAAGCATGAGCAAGATTCATTTGTGCATTTTTGTCGTTTGGGTCAGCTTCTAATGCTAATTTACATACATCTTCTGCATTTTTCCATTCAGAAGTTTGAACAAAACTTGCTGCTGCATTGCTATATGCTAGTGCATAACTTGGGTCTAATTCAGCAGACTTTAAAAAATATTTAATTGCATCTTCAAACATATCCATTTCATGACACGCTCTACCGAGTGAAGTCCACAATGCTTTATTGCTAGGACTTTCTTGTAATGCACGTCTAAAGTATTGATATGCTAATGCTGGTTGGTCACCCATTAAATGAATATACCCCATAAAATTTAATGTAGCGTCATCATTTGGGTAATGTTCTAATATGGCGTTAATCAACGGCAACGCTGAGCCGTAATCTTCTTTATTGATTAAATCGTGTATTGCTAATTGAACTCTTTTAAGTTCGTTTCTATCCATGTTTTTTCGTAGTTGTTTTTAACCACGGGTAGTTAGTATTTATTTCTTTGAGTAATTCTTTTGTTTGGTCTTTGTTATATATGTTTATGCCTTTTTCTTTTAACTTCATTTCAATCACAGGAGGAATACTTGCATAATGCACCCATGATTCTTTTACCCCTTTTGACCATGTTTCAGGGTTGTTTCTTGCTTCTTTTAATTTTTCAATTAATGGTGAAAAATCTTGCACATTATGTATCATATGCAAATCTTTAGAAGGGTCGTAATCATAATATTGCATTACGCCTGTTACTGGGTCTACATCAAATAATATTGCCATAATAAAAATAGAGGGATATTTCTATCCCCCTATTATAACATTAAATGCTATTAAGCACCAACGCCTTGAACTTTAGCATGAGCATCAGGGTTATTAACCACTAATGTGTATTCTGCTGTCATCAAGTATTTAGTAGAGTCACCAGTTTTAGCTAGTTCTTCTTTTGTGATTGGACGTAAATTAGCTACACCAACATATTGTGGGTCTAAGCATAATACAGCGTTATCACGCATGAATCTATCTAATTTAACTGTGTGATTACCATAGTCAGAAACATAAACGTCAGCTGCTGCAGTAATGATAGCTTCTGATGTGCCATTTACCATGTGACGTTTTTCAGCGATACCTGCGAAAGCAGAAAATAGCTTTTTGTTTTTAGAAGACATAAGGATAGTTGTTGGTTCGCCACCATCTAACCATGCTGCTTCTAATGCTGATTTTAAATCTGCTTCAACGAAAGTACCTGCTGTACCATCTGTTGGAGCTGCAACTGTACCAGATGAAAATCCAGGTGTTGTTGCTGTAGATGCTGCTGTTGCTTTAACACTATTGCCAGCAATCCATGATTCGATACCAGCTGATGAACGAGCTGTACCTGCACCACCTGCTGATGATGCTTGGTTACGCACTAATGCGTATTCCATATCACGTTTAAGTTCTTTACCAGCTTTCATAAGTTGGTAAGCAACTTCTGATTTTCTGCCATATTTTTTAACAACATCATATGT